AGCAGGTTCAGGTGTGTTTCCCTCTGCTTTCCATGCAAGGTACTCTTGGTAATCTGTGTTTGCTTCATCAAATGGTATAAAAGCCTTATCTTCCAATCGAATTACTACTTTATTAGTATATGTCCCGTCAGGTTTCAAATATTTTGTAAGTTTATAAGACATAATTAGAGCTCCGCAGATAAAGTTGCTAAACCATTTGTTGGCCCATTAGTGACGACAACAATTTGATTGTTATTACCAGAATCAGTATGTAAAACACCACTAATACTAATGAAAGTTGAAGGAAATATAGTTTCCACAAAATTATAAGAATTTATGTCAGTTTGCATTGAACCAGTTTCAATTTGCAGATATGTACTGCCATTTGTAATTGTTGGGCTTGTTCTCATCATTACAGGCATAATATATCCAAATGCAACATTATTACCACTATTGTATAAATAACCAGGAGCAATTCCATATGTTCCATCTTGTCCAACAGCCCCTATTTGTTGAAAATATCTTTGACATAAAGCAAGCTCTTGAGCAAATGACCTATGCTCAAAATCTGTAGCCACGCCTGACCCATTTTGATCTACTTCTAGTTGTACTCCTGTTAGATACAAGTCATTTGATGTGCTACTAGCAAAATTTACTCCATGCTGTGAAGCGAAGTTACTGTTTGTATAAGTTTCCCAAGCTGAACTAACTGCACTACCTTTGTAAGAAGAACCAATTACTAAAGAAAAGTTAATCTGCAACCCAACTCCATTATCATGATTAATAACACCTGAAGTATCTGCTGGAATAGAAATAGTTTTTCTTTCCCAAGTATCAGCAGAGTTTATAGTATAAGTTCGACTATATATTTTATTTGAATTATCAATTTGTAAAAGATTTACACCATAAGTACCTGTTAGACTTGACCTAACATAGAAACTAAGAACGAGTGGCTTTGCTGCTGATGTGCCATAACCTAAATGTTGTAAATCTTGTGCTTCGATATTATAACGCACCATTACAAATTCATTATGAGCAGTTGAATTATCGGCAGCCGTACAATCTACTTTCAGACTTTTTGAAAAACCATCTGGAGAAATAGTAGATTGCGACATAGTAAAATTAGCAGCAGTACTTTCTCTTTTAAACTTAAATCTATCTAAAGTAAAAGTATTTTGTACAGCAGAAAAACTTGTACCACGTTGAGCCACTTGCATAGCTCCGTTAATTATTAAATTACGATTACTTAGGTTATTAGTAATATTGGCAGTACAAGAACCATTAGCATTATCAATACTAATTGCAGCAACGCTTGCGCCTACGCCCTTAATACTGTTGACTTTTATTTCAGACATTAGTCAGCTTCCTCCGCAGTGTTAGTTTTAGCCCACTCCAAATACTCTTGGTAATCGGTGTTTGCTTCATCAAAAGGAATGTAAGCATTGTCAGATTTTCTGCAAATAGCTTGAACTACTATAGTTTTTGTACTTCCATCTTTGTTTGTTTCAGTTTCGTCTGCATATTTTTTATACATAATTATAGCTCCGAGCTTGCACTAAATTTAGCACTAAAATGCTTATTAGCACCATCTGCAAAAACATTGTTTCCTTGTACTCTAGCACCTAGCGTTGAGTCGTAATTAGCTCCTACAACTGATACTGAACTACAACAATTTTCATCAGTAGAAATACTAGCAAGAGTTGGATCGGCTCTTTTTGTGACTTTGAATTCAACACTTATTCTCATAGTAGAATCTGTAGCATAAACAGGTCCATACCATTCACCTTCAGCTATTTCAAAATATCTCTGACATAAAGCAAGCTCCTGACCAGCTGATCTATGTTCAAAATCTGTAGCGGTAGATCCTACTTCTAATTGAACTCCTGTAATTTCGAATGTAGCATTATTTGTTGTAAACCAAGTGGAAGTCATATCTGGTGCTTGATCCGATGCACTTGTAGTTTTCCATGTATTTAATGTATGGCTTGATGTTGTAAGGTTTGTGCCATAAAATAATGCAAAATAAATTTCTATTCCTTCTCCATTATCATTACTAAACTGCAAGCCACTATTCCCCGGAATTGTGTGTGTTACTTTTGTCCATGTGTCAGCACCAGTTGGTGTTATAGCAAAAGAATATTGCCTACTTGTACCATCCTTACTTTCTAAAATGACATAAAATGTTTGGGCAACACTTGATTTAAACCAGAAACTTAAAGTTATATAAGCTGAACTTGATAAATAATTCCAACCAGATGTAGCTAAATCCTGATCTTCAATAACATAACTCATTGAAAGACTATCACCAGCTCCAGCACCACTTGATTGATTACCATTTGTAAGTTTAAAAGTTTTTCTAAATCCTTGAGTGTAAGGTGTAGTTCCACTTGCAACGTCCCCTTGAGCTTGAGTTAAAGCAGCGTCCCAGCCAGAACCAGAATGTTTAAACCTATCAACAGTTTGATAACTAGAAGATGTTGATGACGTACCACGTTGAGCTACTTGCATAGCTCCGTTGATTATTAAATTTCTATTGCCAAGCTGTCCACCATTAATACCAGTTACGTTTTGCAAACTATTTGCAGAATCTTTTGTTGCAAATACTCCAGTTTCATCACTTGGTAAAGTTATAGTTTTATCTGAAGCAGGGTTACTGGATGGCCCAGCAATAATGACGCCGTTACCACCCGAATGTTTTAATTTTATACTAGACATTAGCTACCACCTTCCCATCTACTAATTTGTACAAAAGTTTTTGTTCAGAAGGTATGCCTGTACCATGTATTGCATAAACTTTATCGCAAGCAACTGCCCATGATGGAGCTTTAGAACCATCTTCATAAAATCCTTCGATTTCATTTTTTTCATTAATAAGACATTTGTAACTCATGATGCTTCTCCTACGGCTGCCCAATAAATCGGCTGATTTGCTATTCCATTATTCCTTTTACCCGCCCAATATGGTTGAAGTGAAGTAGTACTGGAATTTTCATGTACTGCTGATTGAAATGCTTCGTGATAACCAGAAGCAAGAGTAGAACTAAAAGCAGGTATAGCTGCAAAACCACTTATACTTAAAGTGGCTTTAAAATAATATCTAGCTCCCGGATATGAAGTATCATCACCAACATCAGATACCGAACTTGGTGAAGTAAAGCTTCCAGTTACTATTCTTAAACCACCAATAGTAATTGCACCAGAACTAAATAAATCTGCTATTTCTGCTGCACCAACTGCTCCATTTACTATTTGGCTACTATTAACTGAATTGTTTGCTAATGTGCCGTTATCTACACAACCGTCAGGCAATCCACCAACTGCTAAACCAGATATAGTATTATTTGATCCGTTAATTACAATAGCCATAGTTAGACAAAAGTTACGACAGAAGGACTATTAATAGTTAGTGTAGCATTGATTGTAAATGGTGTCGGTACAACCGCATTATGATTTGTACTTATTGTGTAATCCTGATCCATAGTATTTTCCGATTCGTGAAAAATTTTCTCACCGTTACCACCAGCAGCACCGCCACCAATAGTTCCCCATGCACCATTGTTATAACCTTCAAATTGATTTAGTTGACTATTATGACGTATCATCCCAACTACAGGACTACCATCTCTAGCTGCTGTATTACCAGATGGTAATTTTGCAGAACCACTAGTACTTGTTCTTGGTACTTTTTCTGTATCTAATTCTTGTATTGCAGCTTGCACATTAGTTGCAGCTACATCTCCTGTAGCAGCAGAAACTATATTTGCAGCATCACCGGGAACATATGCAGCAACCCAAGCAGAGCCTGTGTATACTTTCATAATGTTTGATGTTGTGTTGTAATATAAATCACCACCAGTTAATGCGTCACCGTCATTATCTACAGTAGGATCACTAGATTTTGGCCCAAGATAAGTATCATCAAAATTATCAAAAGCAGCTAATGCAGATGCAGCAGAAGACGCTGCGGATGTTGCACTACCAGCAGCATTTGTTGCGCTTGTAGCAGCTTCACTTGCTTTTGTTGTTGCAGTTGTAGCACTACCAGCAGCACCTGTTGCAGAACTGGCAGCATTACTTGCTTGTGTTGATGCAGTAGATGCAGAACCTGATGCAGCCGTTGCTGAAGATGCAGCAGCCGTTGCACTATTGGCAGCATTAGTAGCAGATGTACTTGCACCACTAGCTTGCGTTGTTGCTGTTGTCGCAGAACTGGCAGCACTTGTTGCACTTGACGCTGCTGCTGTTGCAGAATTACCTGCATTTGTTGCACTAGTTGCTGCATTAGTTGCAGACGTTGCTGCTTGTGTCGCTTGAGTTGTAGCTGTAGTAGCTTGAGTTGTAGCAGTATTGGCTTGTGTGGTAGCTGTAGTAGCACTATTTGCTGCTGCTGTAGCTGATGCTGCTGCTGCGTTTGCTGATGTTGTAGCTGCTGCTGCGTCTACTATTAAATTCCAAGCAGCAGAATTTGTATTAGTTGTTAAAGGTTGTGATCCACTAGACGTATGCGCTGAGACACATATAAAAATATTATTTGTCGATGTATCTTTTACAAAATCTCTTACATTATATGAACGACCCGCTGCCCAATCACCTCTATATACACCTAATTCTTGTACAACGTTAAATTCACCACTATCGTCAAAACCTAATACTTTATTAGCTCTAGCTGCTGCATTTTCTGTAATTTCTAAACTACCAATAGTATTAGTAAGTGAAAATCTAATAGACCTATCTAGTTCAGTTTGTTGTTGCTGATGTAAAATTATAGATTTATCTAGTGCATCGTTAATAACTTCTGGGAAAAACCCACCTTGGTTTGTTAAATCTGTGCCTTGTAAAGATTCAACAGCAGATGTAATAACAAGACTAAAACCACTTGCTAGTGTTTGATTATTACCACCTGATTTTAAAGTAACGCTACCACCGGGATTACTGTTTTGGTCTGCATTTAAAGTAACTATATAATCGTTGTTTATTCCTAAAGTTAATGTTGTTTCTATACTTGTGCTGGCTTCTAATTTTTTTACAACAATATCTGCGTCTGTAAAAACTTTAAAAGTAAAAGGAAAAGTATGTGCAGAACCGTTACCTACAAAAGGATTAGTCTTTCTTGTAGTCGAATTTATCGTCATTAACTAGACTTATTCACTATCTTATTAAGGTTACTACTAGATTTTTTTATTACGGTCACGCCTTATAAACCTCTACTTGCTCTACTGGCTTTACCAGTAATTGCACCTCTTATTAAATCAAATGTATTTTCTGGATTTACTTTGCCTGTTCCTACGTCTATTAAATAACCACTTGACTTACCAATAGGTGTAATTGGTATTCCAGAAAATATTGTAACTAAAGCACTAATATCTCTTACTTGTCTACCACTTATACCTTTACCTTCTATTAAATCAACAGGTAATTTAAACGCAGTTTGTGATCCTCTAACCAACAATTCTAAAGATGGACTAGAAACTAAATTGTCATTCCAAGGTTTGTCATCAAATTGATTTATTGGAATAAGTAATGCGTTACCAAAAATAGGAACAAATGCTTTTTTATAATTTACTAAATCTCCTAGTACTGCTTTCATCATGTCATCAACAATCATGCCGTCATCTTCTTCATCTAAAAATAAATTACCTGCAAATGTTCTACCTATCATCCCTGCTATTACTGCCGGCATCATAATGCTGTAAAAATACATATAAAATAATTGTTCTGTACCTTTGCCTTTATTATTAAATCCAATATCCCTAGTTATTTTTTGATATTGGTTGTTGTTTAAATTAGCTATGTTATTAAAATAACCAGTAAATTGACTAATAGATTGAATAATAGGATTCCAGTTTTGAAAACCTGCTCTATCTTCTGGCAATAAACTATCTTGTGTCATACGGACAGCAGCGTCAGCTTGTTTTATTGCTTCAGTTTGTACTTCTATATCACTCATAGAAGAAGGTAATTTTTGATGAGTTTGATTGTAAACTGCCATCCATACAACAGCATCAACTTGATTTTGAAATGTTTGCTGTAAAAAATATGCGTGTTTTGTAGACCAATCTTTAAATTTTTCAAAATTATTTGGATTAACTATTAATTCTTGTAATCTGCTTTGTATATCAAAAATTTGATTTAGTTGACGGTCTGCCATAAATGGTGACAAATCTGCAATTGCTTGCATTGTTCCTTCTCTATCAGCTATGTAATTCTGCAAAGAACTTAACATTTGTACAGGTGTTGCTTTTAACATTGCAGGGAATACACCTGTGTATTGTTCAATAGCATTTTTAAGATTAAAGAACATAACTGCCATACCACCTCTTTTTCTAGTTGCGTTTAATGCTGTATCAAATTCCGCACCCATACCACTAGGTGCAAAGGTTTTTTGTGAAACAACTGTTTGTAACCAAGGTTTTATTAATGTTTCTGTTTTTTGTGGATTTAATATTTCTAATTTTTTCTGAAATTCTTTATCATTAACTATTTTTAAAACATCTTTTACAACAGGTTGGACATAAGAATAACGCAATGTGTCATCAATATGTTTAGTCATATAACCTAAATTTAATGATAATGGCTGTGCAAAATTTTCATTACGTTCTTTTGTCATGCCATGTTCTACCATAGGCAATGACATTCTAAATTCTCTTTGTAATTGTTCTACAGTAATTTCTACTTCTTGTTTAGTCATATTAGGATCACCTTTTGCAGGTACATATCCACCTCTAAATGTTCCAAATTCATTGACAATAGGTGTAGCTTCTACAACTTTAAAATAAAAACCATTTAGTTCTCTATGCGCTTTTTGCAATAATGGCAACATTTTTTGATTTAAATCCCATACTGCTTGCAAGAAAACATAATCACTTTGAGTTAATATTCCTTCGTCTTTCATTCGCTGTACAAAATTATCCCAATGTGTTGTATTTAACGTGCCGTCTTCATTTAACGAACCCCACCCTCTACCTAATAATAATTTTTTTAAATTACTTTTATTGCCTGTATGCAACATAGCTCCCAATAGCTCTACCTTACCTAGGCCGTCAGAATCTGTTCCAAATGTATATGCATCAGAATCTTCAGAAACTTGATCAAATTCGTAAGCAGTTATTTTATTTTCCTTATTGCCAAAATTTAATGCAGCAACTAAATCTGTATATTCTTTAGTAATAACAACTTGTTGTTGTCTATATTCGTTTAATGCTTCTTTTATTGGGTAGTATAAAGTGTTATAAAAAGCTCCAAGTTTACCGCCTTTTAACTGTAATACTGCTGATCCTACACCTTTAACAACTTCATCAGCACCATCCATAAGATCTGTAAAACTTTCCATACGTTGCAAATTAGACCCTAGTGTCAAAACAAATTTATGAAGTTTAGATTTAAAAGTAGTTTTAACTGCTTCTCTTTTGCCCGGTGGATTTGCTAGTCGCTCTCTAGCTTGTGGGCTTCTAGAAATGTTTCTATCTAATATTTTTAACAATGGATCACGAGCTTCTTCAAATGCTATAAGTTTATTGCCTTGCCTTATTTGCTCATCTCGTAAAGATTGATGCCATAAGAAATCTAATGTTTCTTCTAGGTTTAAAAATTCATCACTTGTTAAAGATAACAAATCAGTTTGCGTCCGTTTGCGACCTGCTTTTTCAATAATTGGTTGTAGCTGTTCGTATGTAAATGGATTGTATTCTTTTATCTGGTTCATTTTTTCTGTGACATTTATTTTCTTTTTACCAATCCCAAAACTATATAAAATAGCTCTACCTGCGTCTATTAAAAACATATTTCGTTTGTATTTTTTATTTTTATCTCTAAACTTTTGATCTGTTTGTAAAAACTTATTAAATTTTTTAATAGCATTATCGTAGTTTTTATGTATTTGTATGGCTTCTTTTGCCAATTGATTAGCTATAAGTTGTGATCGTTTAGCTTCTACAGCCCTTTGTTCGTCACCTTTACTTATTGCATCTTCTGCTTCTTTCCTTGCATTTTCTTCATCACGAGTATATTCACTTGGTTTAATGTCTTGTAATTTTCTTTTTGCCAAAATATCTAAAGCAGCTTCTCTTGCAGCAGCTACTTGTAAACGTACAGGCTGTGTAGATTTTGATAAAAACTTTAATTCTAAAGATATAAATCTAGATCTTGCTTCGTTATGTAATGCTTCTAATACATTTAATTCTATTATTCTTTCGTCAACTAATTCAGAATATTCTTCTAACATACGTTGCTCTGTTCTTTCTTTTATAACTTCTGCTATTGGTCTTGCAGTTAATATTGCATCTATCATGTCTAAACCATTCGCATATTCAAACAGATCTGCAACGGTTTCTACACTTTGCCCTTCTTTAGCAACCATTCCATATCTACCAGTACCTAATTCTTTTATTTCAAAAGCCATGTCATGAAAAGGTACAAGTTGGCGTACACTTTCTAAAGACAATTTGTATCCAGATTGTACTTTTACTATTTGTCCTTTGTCGTTTGTCGTTTCACCACGTTTTAAATAATTTATTAATCTATAAACTTTTTCGTTTTGTACTTCTTGTGTTACTTCTGCTTCTACTTCTTTATATACTTTCTTATGTTTTTTTTGTATATTAGCCATATATTTACTTCGTGCATTATCTAGCCATTGCAATTGAGCCATGCTTTTTTGATTTAATATTTCTTTTGATTCATCAAATGCATCCTGCAATCTTGCTTGATAATCTGTCCATTCTGCATCTGTCATCCCACTTTGTTCTTTTGTTAAAAACATTGCTTTCATGCCGTATATTTCGTTAGCTAATAATATATTTTGATCAGTAGCAAGCATTCGATCCATAACGCTTCTTACTTCATCTGTTAATACTGGTAAATCTCTGCCAAACAATTTTCTATATTGTGTATTTAATTCATATTTAATGTTGTTATATACTTCTCCAAGATATCTAACAAAATCTCTAAAAATTCTACGCATTCTAGAATCATTATTTGGCACTTTGCCTTCGTGCAAATAAATTTCAAAATTTAATGCAAAAGCTTCATGGTATTCCTTTTTTTGTTCTATAGAAAATTTACTCCATGTATCAATATCTTTTACACCCCAAAAATCTAATAACACATTAAAATCATTTACTATGTCAGCAGGTGCATCAGGTTGCATAACAATGTCTTCCATAACCGACAACATATAATGCCCAGTTTCATGGAAAAAAGTAGATATATCTGATTCGCTATTTATTAAAGTTGTAAAAGATTTTGGATCAAATCTGCCTTTAGGATTTTTACTGCGTTGTTCGTAAAATTCTCCTACTTTTACTTGAATAGACCCTCTAGGCTTTCCAACTGTGAGTCTGAAATCTTTTCGTCCATTTGGGAATTCATCATCGAGACTAAGTCGAGAAGGTTCGACCCTGATTGCAACTGCGGTATCACCATAGCCAGTATCTGCGATAGCTCTGGTGGTAACGTAGACATCAGGTTCTCCAGCACTTCTGAGTTGATTTGTGCCTTTAATTGATTCTGCTGCTCGTTTGTTGGTGTGGTGGTAGACGGTGACAGTTCCATCTGGGTTGATGGGGAGTCCTGTAATTGTGTCAATTCTTCCTTGTTGTTGGAAAGTTTCGCTATCTGTTCGTACAAATATTGATCCTCCATCATCTCGTTGTGTTCCTGTTGTCCGCTCTTCGGATTGTACTGATAAGTCATTGTCAACCTCCTGTAATGCTAATTGTATGTCTGCATCTGATACGCCTAGTCTAGCAGCAAAATCTACAGCAGCATTAGCGTAATCAGGTGCAGCATTATCTTCGTATCCTGTCTCAACAACTGCTTCTTTTAATTTTGCAGAGTCGTATAATTTTTTTTCTGGATACCAAACGAGTGCTTGTAGATCTGACATTGTAAGATCTTTTACGTCTTGTTGCAAGATGCTCAACACTTGTGTAAATACTTTTTCTACGTTTCTTCTTTCTGGTGCGCCAGAAACTACTTCTTTTTGACCATCTAAGTCTTTAGCTAAACCATTACCTCTTTTACGCAATAAATCACCAAGACTAACTGTCTTATCACCTTTTTTAGGTTGACCCATTATATCTATAAATATTTGTTTGTTTTTTGCATCTTCCGTAAATGTTGCTATCTGCATCATTGCAGCACGATTAGCAGGTTTTGTAGTTGCTTTTTCAATTGCTATAGCTATTGCATCTATATCACCTAATGTAAGTTTTCTTTTTATTATTAATTCAAATGCCTTTTTCTGTTCTTTAGACAAAGATCTAATAATTTGTTTTATATGTTCTCTTTTTATTTTAGCTTGTTTAGATTTGTCATTAACCAACGTACCTGTCATACGACCCCAAGTACGCATAGCCCATCTATCTAAAGTTAATTGTTCATAGTTGCCATATAAATTAGCAAAAAATCCATTACCAATTTTAGGGCCAATAATTGCAGAACCATATACTAATTCTTCCATACCAAAACCACCTGTAACCTCTTTTCCTGTAAATGCTTCTACCTCTCTGCGTGTATGTTTGGTTTTCATAAATTGCTCAACTTCTGCAAAACCTTTTTCTTCTATAAGTTGATTTATAGTTTGAAAACTAATTTCCATAGCTAATCTAGATTGACCACCTTCTGGAAAACTTTCTGGTAATTTGCCATTTTGATCAAAATATTCATATGCAGCACTTGCGTATCTAAAGTTTGTATTAACGTCTATACCGTTAGATGTAGCTGCTAACGCCCATTTAAATGCAAAACTGTGTTCTATATCAGTTGCAATTTTTGGGTATGCAAGTGATATGACTTTCATTGCTTTTGTAACTTTTTCGTTATACCAACCAACTGCATTTGCGTTTTCTCGCAATGCAAAACGTGCATCATCTAATAATGTTTGTACTAAATATTTTTCTACTTCTACTGTAAATTTAGATAAATCTACCCCTGCTTTTTTGGCTTCTGCTTTAACACGGTTTTGTATTTCTAATTTAAATTGTCTGTTAGTTGCAAAAGGTTTACTAGTTGCAAAATCAAAATTTTCTACAATTCTTGCTATTTGAAATACAGCTTGCGGTACAAATTTTCCTTGTTTTTGTTGCTTACCTTGTTGCTCAAATGTTTGTAGTTGTTGCTCGTATATATTATCTATTTCTCTAGACCAACTACCTTTGTTGTTTATTGATTTAACTGCATTAGTGTCAAATACAACTACTTCTGTAACTTCGTTAGTTACAGGATTTAGTAAAATTACACCATCATGACCTTCACTTATTAATTTATTTTTATAATTATCTCTTGCTGCTTTACCGCCTATTTTAATTTGTTTTTTTCTTTCTTGATCAGTTTCTACATATGGATTTTCTAAACGAACATATAAAGGCATAACTACACGATCTGCTTCCTTCGCACCTGTGCGTACACTTTTTTGCCTTGCATATCTTTTTGCATGACCTTCGTTTAATGTTAAATATATACCTTTACCTAAAAATCCCATATCATATTTGTTAGGATTATCTAAATCAAAACGATCAAAACTAGCTGTAGTACCGTGATATGCAACTATTGGTGTGCCGTCAGCATTCACCATCTTTGATTTACCAAACCAATTTTTAAACAATGTTGACTCAGTTCTTATCGACCCATCTTGATTAAAATAATCATCTCCAAAAGTTTCTGGTTTGCCTTCAAATTGCACACTATATAAATATCTATTTAAAAAATCTTTAATAGAAAGATTAGATCTTTTTGCAAAAGTTAGTGCAAAATTTAAAGGTAAATTTGCTAATGCAGTTGCAGATTCTTTTGTGTATTGACCTGTTGCAATTAATTGTTCTTTTATTTGTGCTTTATACGCTCTTGCTTCTTTTTGTGATTCTTTAAATAAAGCTGTACCTTTTTTTATATCAGTTAATGCTTTATCTAGCATTTCATCTTTTATTTTATAAACTTCTTGGAATTCTGCTTGGCTATATGTTTCTTTACCTAAACGTATATGTGGTCTTAATATATTATGAAATTCTGTACCTGCAACATTTGCTAAATAATCACCAGTTGTTATTTTGATACTTTTACCGACAAGACCTTCTTCCTCTGCATTTTTTAATTGGTCACTTAAATCAGAATTAAACAATTCTAATTGTTCCATTGATATATCATTGTCATCTAGCTGTTGTTGAAATGTTTTTGCGTCTATATAAAAATCACTTACACCATTACGTTCACCAACCAAATCCATATATCTTTGCCATAAATTTTTATTTCTTTTTAACGTCTTATCGTTTTGTGTAATTTCAAGCATTTTGTCAATATATTGTTGATCACTTTCTGATTGTCTTAAATTATTAGTTGTTTGATAATACCCACCACCAGATGTCAAAATACCAAATGTCAACATACCTTTTGTAGTATCTGCAATTACGTTTCGTATTCGATCCCATGTTTCTTCTGCGGATACGTTTTCAGTTTCATAAGTAGCCATTTCAGCAGCTATGTTGTAGCCAATAATATTTATAAGTTCTTGCGTTATTTCAGTTGCGTTTTCTGTCAGTATATTTTGTGCTATATCAGTAAATACACTTCTTGATACAGAATATTTTGTAAGTTGTTCAAATTTATCGCTAAGACTAACATTAACTGCTCTTCTCAATAATCTTTTATTAAACATATTCCATGCAGGTTGTAGTTTTTTTTCTAATCCAGATTTACTAAAAGCACCTACAACCCATTGGTTAGAACCAACTTTTACTGCTCCTTTTGATATAAGCGAGCTAGTACCTTTAGCTAAAAATGGTAATCCAATTCTTTCAACTCCACCTGCAAGCAATCCAACTACTTGCGCTTGTTTCGCAGCATCTTCATGATTTAATCCACCAACTTTTTGTATTGCATCTAAATATGAATTACCACCTTCAACCATATATGAATTAAGAAACATATAATTGTACGCAGCAGGTAAACCTGTCGTTGCGCCAATAATTCCACCTACAAGTGTGCCTTTACCGGGAACAACACTACCCATTAATGCACCAATTTTTGCATTTATTTTTGAAGTAACTATTCCTGTTGTTGCAGCAGCAGGTAACGTTCTGCTCCATTGACCTGCATAATATCCACCAGCTTCTAACCAACCAACACCATCTTCGTTATACAATGCTATTTGTTTATCTATTTCTTTAATTCTTGCTAATTTTTCTTCTCGTGATTCTTGACCGCTAAATGCACCAAAAATATCAGCAGCTATGAATTTTTTAATTCTATCGCCTTGATTATATTGGCTATTTTCATCACCTGTCATTAACTGATAACCTAACAATCCTCTTTCATTAGATAACCAACCTTTATGAATACCTTGCGGTAAACCTTGAAGTTCATTTATTACAAATCGTGGTATTGCTGTTAATGCTCTAGTCGTTGTGTAATATTCTTGTAAATTTTCTATATTGTCATGTGCTAATGCAGCAAATTTAGGATCTTCTAATTGTTTCGCTAATACTGGGTTTATTCTTGCAAAATTTTGATTTAATATATATTCTTCACGTTTTCTTTTTTTTATATATTCAAATGTTTCATCATCGTCTTTAAGATCAAAATCATCTGGCAAATTAAATTGTTCTTTAAATTTTTGTATCTCACCTGCTTTATCACCATCTAATTCGCTAACAGCTTTTAATGTTTGCCTTATATTATTCCATTGATTGTTTTGTTTATATTTTGCGTACTCACGAAAAAGATCATCATCATTTTCATTATTAAAATTGTTTTCTAAATCTTCGTATTTTATAAAATTTGAATCCATAATTTAATTACCTTTTAACATATTTATTCTTAGGTTGTTTTTATAAGTATCTGAATCACCGGGCTTACCTGCATTTACCCATTCATTTGCTATGTTTTCAGAAGTTAAAGCTTCACCACTTATAAATAATTGTCTTAAAATTGTACTTCGCACATTTGTTGGTATTTCTTGTAAATAAATTGTTTCATCATTTACTTTTACATATAAACGCTTAAAGTCATCACTACCTCTTTCAACCTCATATACTGCTACCTTTTTATCAATGCCAAAAGGACTACCAAAAATACCTTTGTCAAACATAACTTCATCAGTTAAAATTTCTTTTAATATTGCTTTTCTTTTGTCATAAGTTATTTCTATACCATTTTCATAATAAAAATTTAAACGATCTCTAAATTTCATTTTTAATCTGTCATATTTTTTTGCGTCATTAGAACCTGATTTAGCATCTACTAAATTATCTAAATTGTTATTTCTAAGACCATTGTCAAATATTTCTTTATCTACTGTTATTCCTTTGCTTTTTGTACTGTTTGATTTGTTTTGATTTAATTGGTTTACATAATATTCATATGTGCCGGGATCAAGTTGATACCTATATGACTTTAATAAATTTTCATTTTGCAATACTTCTACATCATTAGTTTCTATTTCATGTATTGCATCTTCATTTGAAACTGATGGTTGACCATTTTTTAATTTTTTTTGATCTTCTAGCGTAAAACTGTTTATGTCAATACCATTCGCTTTTAATAATTTCCATCCATCTGGTTCTGAAAAAGCTATGTCTTCTGCTTGTGTATATGCATTGTTATATATTTCTGTTCTTTGTTTATCTATTTTATTGTATTTAAATCTTAGATCTGTTAATGCGTGTTCTTGTTTAACAGGATCAGTTATTGTATCTTTTATTTGTTTTTCGTAATAAGTTAATGGAGGTAAATTAGTAACAGGATTAACTTCTACATATTGTTTACCATTAACGTATGCATAATCAATATCATCATTTATAACAAGTAAATCGTTACCAATTGCATTTACATATTTATATTGTTGGTCATTTTTTATTTTTATATCTTCTTCTAGATTTTTTATTTTTACTAACAATTTTGCTTTTTTTTCAACATAAACACCTTTACTTTTCATACGACTGTTTTTTTCTTTTAACACAGCTAATTTGTTTTTCATAGTTTTAACATCTGATGCGTATACATTTTCTATTTCAGCAAGAAATGAACTATTAAAATTTTCCATTACTTTTTTATTTATTTCTACAAAATAGTTTGAATCATTGTTATATCTTTCTTTATCTATATTTGCTTCTTTAATTGCATTTGAATACAACGTGTCAGCTTTTTTGACTCCTAATTTTTGTATTGCAAATAAATGTGCTGTTGCGTGTTGTGGAATAATTTGGTTATATTTAGTAGAACTTGGGTTGTAATATATTGATTCTGCTCTTTTTTGTTGTAAATCTTCTATAACTTCGTCTTTAGTTGCGTTTAAATTCTCTGATAAATTAGCGTTATTACCATCTAAAACTGCCGATCCATTTCCATCGTCAGTTGTATTATTACTGTCTAATTTTAATACAAAATTAGCTTGACTTAAAAAATTATTGTCGTTGGAATTTCCTTTGTAATCTAAAACATTATTACATATTTTTACAGCACAAAATTCATTTTGACTTTTTTCTAATTGATCTAAACTTTTTATTAATGTTTGACCATCAACAGTTGAAATTAATATGCCGTTTGATTCAAAACCTTCTGCGTGTCTTGCAAAATATCTTTTACCCAATTCTTCTTCATTATTATCACTAAACCATTTCACGGCTGCATCATGTATATCATTTGAATATTCTTTAACCATTTCTAAATATTGAAAACTAATATCACCTTTTGCTGGATCTATATTCCAATTTTTCATTATTGCGTATTGTTGTATTTCTTCTATGCCACTAAAAAAATTTTGCCAATGGTCACTATTAGGATCATTAAATGTAGTAATACTACTAATTGAATTTAATTTATGAACATTAATTTTTGATTTATTTTCTAATTCTATGGCATTACGTTGTTGCTTTATAGAATGTTGTGTCATTTTACTTTGCGCTGCTTTAGTTGACACTAATGCCATATTTTCAAACAAATATTTAATTTGATCATTACTTGCCTTGTCTGAATATGACGTTAAAAGCTCATTTATATTGTTATTAGCAACGTCATAAACAGTATTACCATTTTCTTTGTCAACTGTTTCTATTGCTCCAAAACCTTCTGTAGCAAGATAATTTTCTTTTTCTTTATCTAAATCTACAGAATATTCGTTATAAAGTTTTTTTGCTTCAGCATCGTTATATTCTGCTTGTAATTTTATAGCAATATCTGCAACATTTCTTTGCGCTTGACTAAACCTTTGTATGTCATCTGTAACAGTATCTTTTACAGGTTCTATACTGCCACCAGTAAATTGTGGTGCTGACCCAATTTCTAATCCTACTTCTGGTGTTTGTTGTAAAGGTACTTTTGCCATAACTATTTTTTCCAGAATTCTGAGGGTAAACCAGAAACAATAGAACTAGCACCTGTTAAAAAGGTACTACTCATGTCCATAATAGGACTTATAGAAGAAGCAGTAGTAAACAAATTATCAGCAGACATACCGTACATATCACCTCTAATACCCATGTTAACTGCTTGTCCTCGTTTAGTATTCATTGCTCTTACTTTATTTGTATTCATTGTTAATCTGTCTATTTCTTTCATTAATTCAGCACTAGCAAAAACATTTGCAGTACTACCAACACCCATTTGTATACCTCGTGCAGCAAAAGATGCTTTAGATCTTGATATAGCTTGACCTGCTTTCATAGTGCGTATTGCTATTTGTTTGTTATATGCCCTTCCTATATGTTGCGCTTGGCTTTCTAACATACGTTTATTAAGTTGCGCCATATCACGTTGATGTTCAAAATTTAACGCTTTACTTCTTGCTAAATATCTTTCTGTATTTGCTTTAGAACCTGCTCCAATTATGCCAGTAAGCATACTTGAAACGCCTAATCCAAGACCTAATTTATCTCCTACTCCTAAAGCTCCAAAATTTAATGCCATTGTTGTACTTACCTCAACGCTGCCTTATTTTTTTAGTATATATAAATAATATCTGTTTACGGTCACACTATCCACCAATAGCTACTTCTAAAGTTAATGCTACTACTGTTAAAGGTAATGGATCAGTTTGTCGTACAAATAACTGGCCATTGTCTTGCCAAGTAGGAGTTAACATAATTTTTATATCTTGTGTTTTTAATCTTGGTGGTTCACCATATGGTTCTGTAGTTCTTTGTTTTGCTTCTATTAATTTGTCTGCACTAGGGCCAGCAAAAATACCAGAAGATTCTAATACTCTTAACCAAACATGATTTATATTTTTTACTCTACCCTGACCAAATGCTTCTACTTGCAGAGCTAAAGGTAAACTTTGCAAATCACTATTATATTGCAAACCTATATGAGCAACACTGGCAGCACGTTCTAAAACTATTGTGCCACTACTAACTACTCTTTGTGGATGCACAGCACCGTCTGCCAATATGCTTACAGTTTTACCTTCTAAATAATTAAGACCTGATATTGTATTTCTTGCAACTTCATAAGATGTTAATCCTGTGTTGCGTAAAGGTGCTGGCAAATCTCTTTCTAATTTTGCAGTTGCTACTGTTGCACTTGTAGTAGATATAATTACACATCTATATGTCTCTATACCATCTACTATAACTATTGCATCATCTACATCAGCTACACTTGGTGGTGGATTAAATAAATTATAGTTAGTTGTTACTGTAACGCTTTCACCTCTTGTATAGTTTGTACCGCCAGAAATAGTTACAGTGCGAGAATTATCTGTATTTGTACCATCATATGTAGAACCAGAATCAACAAAAAAACTATCACGTTGGGTTGCATAGATTCTTGTTCCCATACGTTCTATATATCTTTTTGACGCACCATTAATAGTTCTTTTTATAACGCAATAAACTACATCATCTGCACCTTCAGAAACTACTGCTACGCTTTCAAATAAACCATCAGTCTCATGTTGATGCCATGCACCTATTTGTTGTTCTGGTACATATGTAAGTCCTAATAATAAACCTTGATTATTTACAAACCAAACTACAGGCAATGGTGCTTTTGCCATACCTATATCTACAATTTCAAAATTATCAAATAAATGTGCTGCTCTAATTGATACATCACCTGTAATAAAACCATTAGCTTGCCAGTTGTACCCTAACTCTCTAACGTGGCCACCACGAGATGCAGCATAAACCATGCTGTTATTAACAATTACTGGCTGTGCATTGTTTGCACCAACATACGATTGTGGTTTTACCGATATAGATGTAGGTGTTATAGCGTCACTGTTTACAGAAGTCACACGCCATTCTGCTGACCCTGTAAGCATAAGTAAGTTTGTTAATGGAACTATATGTCTAATAGTATTTGCTTCACGAGCAGCAACTCTAAACTCAATACGGTCATCATCTCGTATAGGTAAACCAAAAGACATATTACTTTCAGTACCTGATTTAGTCATCCATATATTTTGCGGTGCATTATTTGTACCTGCAAACACTCTGCGTTGTTCAAAATAAGATACAGCACCGGGATAATTACCGCTACCTACAAAATCATTTTCATATATTGGTGGCGTTACAGAAAAATCTGGCCCTATGTTGTCATCAATAATAGTTGTAGCAGTAGTTTCTCCAATAAATCCATATATACCACCTTGATTTTTATAAACTCTATATCTATCAGCAGCAGCTACTGCATTCCAAGTTACTGTATTTTTTGCACCAGTTACAAAAATATTATTATTCACAGATGCAGAACTAGATTGTGCGCTTTCGTCTACTAAATTTGCTGCGATAGAAGTAACTACATATTCGTGCGCTTGATAAGTATCAGTGTTAATACTGGCAGATGAAGGTATATACGCAGCTACACTAACTCCTCCCGGTGCTGAAATAGGACTACCGAAATCAATTAATTTAAGTTCCCATTTTGTTGCGCCTAATCTTCTTAATTCTCTTGGTGGGTGATTTGGATGTACTAACGTCATAACGTCAGCAGATTGTACATAATGTAAATCAAACAATTCTGCTTCTAAATATGGTGACGGTATTTCATATGTCATATCAGCAGGTAACGCATACCAATTAGTAGCATTTGGTGGTTGGCTATTAGAGTGCGCTGTTTTAGCGTAATAATTTGTACCGCTATATTTTGCTATATCTCCTACTGTATAGTTTGTACCACCGTTCCATGCTGCACCATCTGTATATTGCAAAGTTAATCCTTGAGTATGAAATCTAAAATAGGTATTACCCATTTCAATAACCATAGTTTGCACAGTATTAAAAGTAAATGACAACAATCTTGTAGCTTTAGTACTGTCTTTTACTTCTTTTACAAATTTAAATCCCGGTCTATTCTGTGCTGGCCCTTGTGGTTTAGCAATAAAATTACGCATTTTTGCTGCGCCTTGTTGATATTTAGCATCATCTATACGCCCAAACATTTCTGGTGATACTTCACCTGCTGAAAATGCTTTAGAAAATGTGCGTGTAGTTGGCATAATTTATCTCCCAGATGTCCAAGGAACAATATGTTCTATTGTTATATCTCTTTGTAAATTATCTGCTTGTTTTGCACTAGATAAATATCCTTGCATCATTTCTATACAGCGTTTTGCTTCTGCCATGCCTTGATCACCTTTTATTATTGGCCCTGCAAGCATTGATGCTAAATGCCAAGACAATGTATTTATAAATAAAGGTGGAAATAAAGTCGAATCAGTTATTAATGCTTGATATCTCAACATTGCATTTTCTTGGTTTGTATAAATATATGATCCCTCTATTGCAAACTGTTGTGGTGTATATTGTCCAGCTACTATTGTCGGGGCATAGTTAGATGTTATACCACCGGGTGTATCACCAGCAGACATTCTTGTAGCATAATCATTTTGTGCTGTCGGAGATATTATTGCAACAGCCGACATCATGTCAGCAGGTGCTGCATATGCATAATCCCATTGATCCAATGTATTAGTAGTTAATGCTAAACTACCTCGTTTAGATGCAAAACTCCATGTATGCATTGCCAGCAAACTGTTTCTTGCTATTGGATAAAAACGTGCAGCTTTTTCCGCTTGTGCCGATCCTTCTGGTGGGGATAGCGTAGCTATTGTTGCATCATCACCCAAATTTGCTAGGGCAAGATTGCAAATATCTACTTCAGTTGCCATGACATCTCCTAAAAAAAGAGGAGGTTAGCAGTAATACTACTAGCCCCCAGTGTGTAAATAAGATAACCAATACCTATTTACTTGCTGCTTCAAGTTGACTAATAAGAGTTTCTTTTGTTTGTCTTCTATCAAGTTCTACACCAATAGAACGACCATAAACTTCAAGTTCTGCTTTAGTCATTGATAAATAATCAATGGATTGAGTAGTTGGTTTTACCTCCTCTGTCAATACAGTTGTGTTTGACGCCACAGGTAGATCAGGTTCAGTTCCACCAACTAATTCAATATTACTATTGAACTCTCCGTTATATTCAAACTCTTCATTAGGTTCTCGCATGGATTGACCAACGAAACACTTAACTTTAGCTTTGTAAATAGGCATAGATTCTCCTTATTAAGCTACGGTAAAACCAGAAGCATAGAACTTTCTACCGTCACCAATTGTTTCTACTATATCAGCAGTAACTTTACCAGCGTTAAAAGTACCAGCAATTGTGTATCTAGCACCAATATATCTCTGGCCTTTGCCAGCTATATCTGGGTTAAAACGTACAACTACGTTTTTGCCTAATGTAAGTGCTGCTGTAAGGATTGCATCGCTGCTACCAATAACAGTAGGACTAGACAAGTTAGCGTTTGCGCTAGTAATAACTTCAAACTTTACGCTTGTACCATTTGCTAATGCAGTAGTAACAGCAAAGTTCATATACAATGCAGTACCTTCACCTATGTCTCTAGCAGTTCCTAGATCTACAGTGTTAGTAGATACAGCAGTTGTTGTAAGTGCTTGATCTTCACTTACTCTGAGTAATGAATCTGTAATCATTTTTAATCTCCTTTGTTAATAAATTAATTAAACAACACGAGCTTCGCTGTTAATCAACGCATCCACTCTTCTTAGAGGTACGCCTAAGAATGATAAGTAGCTTTGTGCTGATCCAAACTGTGATAAACCTTCTTGTATTGACAAGACGTTTTGTGATTTATCAAGTGCTGCAATAGACATTCCAGAGTGAACTGTTCTGTTCATATAGAAAGCTGCTCTACCCATTGCCATGTTTGGTATTCTGTACAATGCTCTAGCCATTAATTTAACTAGATTTGTTGATGCAGCAGCAGTTTGTGTGTTAGCACTGCCAAGGAGGTCAGAAATGTCAATGTTACAAATACGAACAACGTATCTCCAATCTTTAACAACAAGACCATTTTTCCACTGATAACGAGTGGCAAAAGCTTGTAGTCTTGTGCCATCGCTGTTGTATACAGTTTGCTCACCTAGATCTTCGTGTGTTAAACCTGCTTTAGATCCTTTTGGAAAAGGACAATAAACAGTTTGGTCACCCCAAACAACTAGATATACAGAAGCATTATCAGAACCTGATCCACCTGCATCAAGAATGTTTACAGCATTATCTGCGGAAAGATCACCGTATCTTGGTGCTAAACCTAAAAACTTTTTAGGATCTGTTCCGGGATTACCATAAAACATAGTCTCAGCTTGAGTCTGGTTCATTGCTTCCAAGAACGCAGTATCTTCTGATAGACGGAACTGTGCAGTGTTACCATTTAACATTGCTAAATCTTTGTCTACTTCAGAACGTGCTTCAAGAATTGCACAAGCTTCATCAACTTGAGCAGTTGTTGATTTGCTGCCGGGAATACCTTGGTTTAATGCACGAAAATAAACTGATGGTAAACCAGTTCTGATAATTACACGTTCACCAGTAGGTAAATTACCTTCTTTAAAAACGCAATCGTCTAGTATTTCGTTGCTTTGTGATAATAATTCTGCAACAATTGGAACTCTACCGTCTGGGTCAGATCTTTTTGCCCAATCCGCTAGGGTTAAATTTGAGGTTGAGAGAGTAGCCATTTAATAACTCCTTACTTGTTTTGCTGATTAGAATACAATGAATTTGCTATAGCGTTAAAATCTTTTGGGCCACTAGTTCTTAATGAATCAGCACCTTCAGAATTACCAACATAACTGTCTTCACTGATTGCCTTACCTGCTCTGTACATAAACCTGATTATCTCAGGGTGATTTCCAAAGCCTGTTTCAACTAGCAGCGACTTCAAGGCATCATTACCAAACGCATCTAAAGCAGATTTTGCAGTTTTTAGATTGGCATCAAAATTTTCACCGCCAAATTCTTGATCAGCTTGTGAATCATTTACCCATCCAGCTTTTGCATCTTCTAAGGCTTTAGCTTGTTTAGCTTGTACGACAGGGGCAACCTTGTCTAATACCTTTTGTGCAGCTTCTTGCGACAGGTTAAGTTCTTTAGCGACATCACCGAATGCAGTTAAGACTTCGGGGTCGAGTTCTTGCGGTGCGTCAGCCACCTTTGGATTAAACTCGTAATTCTCAGGCGCACCTTCTGGTGCTTCTGATTCGCCAGTTTCACTTTCAACAGTGGTTTCATCCGAAACTTGTTGATCCTGTGTTTCAGCTTGCTGTTGTGTTTCAGTAGTTTGCTCGCTAGTAGCAGTATCTACTGGTTGCTGTTGTTCGCTGCCTTCATTTGTTTGGTTGGCTTCCGTCATCAGCATCTCTGACATTTTTTTGCTCCTTAATCATTGTCGGGTATAACTCAGGGCAGAGAGTGTGGATTAAGTTAAGTATTTGCAAACCATAGTTCCTGTTACCTTCGCTAAATGACATTGCCATTGCGTTAGTGTTGAACGATGATCGGAAAACACCTGCTTGCTCCAGAAGTCTCCAGATTAATCTGCGACCCCTCTTGCTGCTCATAAGCCATTTAATATCCGACTCTTCATTTTGGCGGTCAATTCTTTCCGCAGACTTTTTATTGTCTTTAGATTTTTGTTGACCTTTGAGATCGAGAGGATTGTATTCGCTCATAAACCAATATATCTAGTGATACCAAAGATACGGTTACACCTAGTTCTGCTTTGGATACATTTTCTTTGCAGTTTTTGCAGCATCTTTAAAATCTTTTGCAGTAGGTCTACCTTTTTCACCCGGTTTTTTCATCCGTTCACCAGATCCTCGTGCAATTCTTCTACGCTTTTTGTGAATGTTTTCGTAAAGACTCATTTGTTTGTAGCTCCGTATAGTTTGTTTGCAAATTCTTCTTGTTTAGTTTTATTTTTTTTCTTTTCTTTTTCTTTTTTATTATGTTCTTCTATCATTTTTTTATATCGCATTCTAAAATCGGCTGGCATATTGCCATAACCAAAGTTGTCTGCTGATTTTTCAGCCATAATTACCTCCTATGCTAAGTATGTAGCTTGTTTAGCAGCAGGTTCTGCCTTTGGTGGTGCTGTCGCTGCCTTTTCACCATACAATCCTTCTGCCTGATCACCACTTTTATCAAATGGTTCTATACCCATTGCAGTTATTTGTAGCTCTACATTTTGTTCTACGCCATCTTGTTCTTTACTTTCTCTAACAGTTTTGACATATGCCAAACCTTTAATCATCATTTCGCTACCAGCTTCTGGTAATTTTTCTATACCTAGTTTTTCTAGTTCTTCTCTACCTAAAGATATACATAAACCGTAGCTATACATTGGTTCATCGTACATTTCCTTGCTATCAATAGGCTGTGCATCTTTTTTTAAATCAATTAAATCCATTTGTTATACCTCCAATGGTGATGGTGAGTTGTAACCGCTAAATTGGTTCATCATGTCCATAGCATTACCTGCATCTACTTTACCTAACTTTGACATATTTTCAGCAGCTTGATTTTGTGCTTCCTGTTGTGCCATTGCCTGTTGTTGTTCTGCTCTTGCCTGACGTATCTTTGCAACTTGTGGCCCTGCAACTATTAACGATGGGTCAACGCCTAACATATCAGCATATCCATCAGCCCATGCATCAGAATCAAACTTATCTAATACATCAGGTTTCATCTGTGCAACCATACCCATACTGTTTACATACCTATCTACACTGTTTGTACCAATAGCACGTTGCGCTTGTGCCAACATAGATACAAATTCTACGTTTAATTCCATGCCCTGCAACTCTTCTGGGGCTTGTGGTATTAGTCCAGCTTCTACCATTCTGTCAAAAGTAATATCAATCAATGGGTCTAACAATTCGTTATGCAATCTTTCTAATACTGGCCCTAACATTAATAGTTTTTCTTCGTGACGTTCTGCTACTTCTGTCGCTGTCATCCTTGTATCAGTGGCATTTGCCAACATAAGAAACAAATCAGCATAAAAACTACCATTAATACGGCTACGAACATCCTGTATGTCCATTAATAAATGCTGTAAATTAAGATTTACGTTAAATGCTGTCTCAATTTTGCCTTGCGCCCCATCAATAAACGTAACCCCACCCGGCAAACTGTCCACATCTCTGTTTTTCATGTAGCTTGGCACTTGTAATGGTGGCTTTGTTTGGTAATCAATGCCCTGCGCTTTGCGTAATTGTTCATGTTGCAACTGTTTTATGTCACCTAATGACTCCATACCGGGTGAATTGCCATAAATATCACCACCTGCCACGCCCCATCTAGGTACAACTGCCGGAAATTCTTTAAATCCGCTTTCTCTTAACACCTGATCGCCATCACTGCCTGTTTCAAAATAACAAGACTTGTATGGCATATTCATATTGTCCTTTTTTTTGTAGTTACGATCCCTATCATCTCTTGGTTCTATGGCGTGTACTAATGTAATCCAACTATCTAATGAACCTCTGTCGTACAAGTTCTTAACAGACGTTGAACATTTGTTATATCCAAACTCTCTTACCACTTCTCCTACTGTTTTCTGAAATTCTCTGTACAAAGTGTTTACTCTGCCCTGATAATCCGTAGCTATTGCATATTCTCCAATCGTTACAGGGTAATGATGTATAGCGTTTTTGCTATCGGGGAGGATAATAGAGCCAGCCGTACCAAATGCTCCAAGTTCTTCGTATATTCCATGTAATGTTCGGTATGTATTGGACTTTTGAAACACTAATTGCATGCGTTCTGTGACATCTGCCAGCCATAATTTGACAGGCCCATAACTATTTAACTCAGGATCAGCAGTACCTAACCTAAACCACGGTCTTGCAGGGGATGTAGCACCAGCCATCATGCCAGCACCCAGTGTTCTTAATGCTCTTGTACCAGTATTGTCATATATTGAGTTATGTCTTCTATGTCCTTTGTTTCTATCTTGCTGGAAATAACGTCCATTCCTTGGTAATAAATATGTTGTTACTTCTTGCCAATGTGACCACCACGTTGCCCTTTCAGATCTAAGATGACCCCACCTTGTAATTAACTTTTCTTTTTTTGTTTTCATAGGTTAACTTCCTAATAAAGTATTGCCACCTAAATTCAATACTGATGGATCTACTCCATAACCACCTGTTAATAAACTACCACCACCCATTCCTTTTGTTTGTTGTCCTCTAGTACCTGCATCTGCTTTTCTATTGTTTGTTAACACTGTTGCAGCAGGGCCAGCTTTTGCAGCCTGTTCACTTCTACTTACTATTGCTTCTACTTCTGGTTGTTTCTGTACTGCTCTGTTGTATTCAATGTCAGCACGAGCAGCTTCTGCTTCAGCAGTTTCTTTTGCCTGTTGGTTAGCTGCCCTTTGTTCTTGTAATGCTCTGTCTTGCGCTCGTTTCTGTTCGTTAGCACTTTTGTTTGCTACATAAACACCTGCTGCGCCTACAGCACCTACAACTGCTGCTACTGCCATGTCATAACTCCTTAGAATAAATAATGTCTTGCACACCGTATTTTAATCTCGGCAAGATAGCAGCTAAAGTGGTGTTTTCTTTGGCGTGCCATAGCATTAATTTGCATCCGAGTGATGTTGCATGGGTTTCTGTTTCTTTAATCAAACGTAAACCTGCTCTGCTACCTCTAAATTCTTTCTTGATAAACAAGAGATCGTTTTGAGCTAACTTAAGATCAGCATAATGTGGATGATTAAGTACAAAATTAACAGAATAGCCAATTAATTCATCATCTTGCCTAGCTGAAAAGATAAAGATTTGACGCATCTTTTCCATGTTTCGATACGCCTGTTCATCTGGCTTGAGTTTCATAACTTGTTTGTTACGAGCAATCTCTTCGTAATGCTCTTCAAACAAAATATTTGCTTGAGCCAACATCTCGTCAACTGTGGCTAGTTTGATGTCAATCATTAACTACTCCACATTTGTCAAATGTAACTGCATTTTTGTCAGTTACGGTCACGCCTTCCATAGAAAAATATTTAGTTACACAATCAAATATTATATGTACTCTGTCTGTCATGCCAACATTGTCCGCAGTGTGTAGTTTTTTATGGTTAAACCACCAGACGTCACCTACCTCAAACTTTTGCTTCTGATTACCGCAAGTTTGGCTACACCATTGATTACTTTGCAACACTAAATGAAACCTAGAATAGTGATCTGCATAAAATCCTTGGTCATTATGTTTGGTTACATGGCCACTAGGTTTTAAATTAACAATAACTACTCTTCCCATGTCCTTAACTTCTAGTTTTTCTAGCACTGGTCGCATTAATGGCACTAATGCAGGTGCTAAATATTCCATACATGGGTAGTCGTATGATCCTGTATCCCATATGACGTAGTAATGACTCATTTTGTATGGCCCTCTAACGTATATCGACTCCGTATCTTTGTGTGGTGACCCAGTAAACTTTTGCCTTGCTGTTATTTCTTTCCATAACTCAGGTTTGGCATCTAATAATTTAAGCAATGGCTTTACATCTAAACCATGTGCTACACGGACAAAATTAGATTCTTGTGTATGGGTCATAGTCTGCCTTCTGAGTAGCTTCTTTACGTCTTTTAATGTATATGTCTTCCGCTACCTTTTTGGCTACTGGTAACGCAAATGTTAATGCAAGTGCATCAGCCAGATCTGGTGACCCTGCACCCTGCAATCTTTTTTTTATTTGATCCTTGCCTTCTAATACACGCCTACCTACATTGTCGTACCAATATATCGGTGTAGCTAGTTCTTGTTTGAGGGCTACATTGTTTGGTATTGCACCACCTTCTTCTATCCATTGTTTCATTAACCACCACATCTCACTTCTACGGTTGATGTATTGATCTGGTTTCATTGCCTTGCCACCAAACGGTATCTCAATTACGTCATATGACAATTGCCTTAGTCTGTCGATTACACCACTACCAGCACCTGCATCACAAAACACAGCATCTGGTTTATGTTCCTCTATCAGATTGGCTACTCTGGACGCTAGTTCCATGTTGTCTATACCTCGATATACAACTGGCTTGAATGCTTGCTTACCCTGCCGTCTAAACACTACAGATCTGTCATCACCAAACCTTGCAGGGTCAATGCCAAGGATTATGGGAAACAATCGAACATGATCTGGTTGGTATATGCGTTTGGCTGCATCTTCGGTATCTGCCAATGCAATTAACTGGTCATCACCCTGTGCAGAAAAGTCACATAGATATTCTCTGGCAAATGATGTCTCACTCATATCACGTTTAAGACGAGTAACCTCATCTGGATGCAAGCTATCTGTGTCAAATACTGTGTACCTAGCTGCTGTCCATCCCTCTTCATTGACGGCTTTGTAATACAACTCAGAGAACAAGTTAATACCTTGTGGTGTACCAATAAACAATGACCATCCAAGACGGTCTGACAGTGCTGGCTGGACTATGTCTGACCATAGCTCGTTCTTTATCTGGGCAACCTCATCTATTACGCAACCATCTAATCTCATACCTCGTAATGCATCAGGATTGTCACCACCAAACAATCTGATAATCGCTCCATTATGTTTAAACCTGACCGATAGCTCACCCTCGTTGATGTCGATTACAGAGGTTCTACGCAATGGTTCTATCTTCTGTTTTAGTCTTGCCCATGCAATTGCTTTTGCCTGTCTCAGGAACGGTGCAATGTACACAAACATGGCTAGTTCCTTGTCTGTCTTCATGGCCTTATCAATTAGCTCCATGATGGCCAATTCTGTCTTACCTGATCGCCTGTGTAATGCGTAGACACTAAACCTTTGCTTCTTTACATGGCATTCATGCTGCCATTTTCTCGCAGTGTAATCCAGTTTTATTAACGGTTGTCTCACACCTGTGGAACGCCTGTAGAAATATTTAACGATATAGAACCACCTGCTTCAACCCCAACCTTTTCTCCATATTTCTTAGGATTCCATTTAGCCAATAGTTTTAATCTTGCTTCTACCCTGTTCTTCTGCATCTGTACTGCTGCCGGATCAAGCCTTGTATTCCCCTCAGAACCGCACAAAGGAGGAGGAGCATCTATTATCTCCAAACATTCTTCCGCAATAGCATCAGCACCCATATCTCGTGCGTGTGCGAAGCGTGCGATAAAATCTCCATCATCTTTTTCCAACCAATTATAAATAGTTCTCCAGTTAGGTTTATTTTTCTGACGGCAGTAAGAGCGCAAAGTATTACCATGAGCAATCCATTCAATTATTTCGTTAACTATTACAGGATCAGGTTTAGTAGAAGGTCTACCTAACTTGGATTGTTTTGTAACGAGTTGCGTAGCTGACTCTTTTTTCATAACGGCAAATTTGAGCTATGTAACCACGAGAGATACCAAACATCATGGAAAGGCAACCATAGCCAATACCATAGTCTTCATGCAGTTCTCGCAATGCATCTACAATCACCTGAGTTATCTGAGGATTATGATTTGGATGATCTTCAGCGACTCGATGACCAGAATCTGAAACACCAACAACTTTAGTTTTGGTTCTAAATGCTGCTAGTGTCATAAAAAATAAATAAAATTAAACATAATATAGAGAAATGTAGAGTAAATCGCAATATCTGTAAGAAATCTAATTTTTTTAATAAATTCGTTGTAATCAAATGTATTGCAATGGATTTGGGAGAAAATGTCAAAATCAAATGTGTTCATCAGGTAAACACTTTTTATAAATTTGTGTCCAACTAAAGGGTGTTTTCTGGTAAAGGGGTTTAAATCGACACAATCTTTTTTATTAATTTGTTGACATCTGTTGGATTATATGCAACACTATAAGTATCGGATGTCTACCGATGCTTCCCTTACTAATTTCAATTAACAACAAGCACATGACACAAGCAACTACAGCAACTGAAAAAAGAGCATTCTTCAAATCACACATTGATTGCATAACCGAAATGGTTAAGACAAATGCTGAGACATCATCTGAGTTTTACTACGAGTTCATGCAAGGTTGTGAGCCAACACCTGCTGACTACGAAGCAGTATCTGAGCCACTATTCCAGACACTTAACGTTAGTCAAGGTCATAACGATTGGCAGAATGACTTCAAAGTCAGAGTAGGTTCACCTAGATTACGCAAAGGTGTTTATGCACCAACAGGTGAGAAACGTGTTTACGATATGAATTGCATCTGGAATGTCAGTTTGCATTTATGTGACGGTAAGTATGTAGGAATCAATGCAGGTGCTTGCATACAAAGCAGCTACAGCAGAGAACAGAGAATGGCTAACCGCAGAATGTACAATCTTAGACCAATTGCACATGGTGACAAAGTTATTATCAACGGTGACTTTTACATAGCCAAAGTAAATGGCAATTACTCAAATTGCATTGAGTTTCACAAAGCAGAGGTCAACTAATGGCCTTTGCTTTATTCCCTTATTTACTTTTATTCTTAATCCTTATTTGACATGGACAAACATCAAATCAACTTACCCGAATCAGAATTCAAAATGCTAATCAAAGCATACGAAGACAGATTATGGAAACACATCAAACCGATACAAAGGTTTGAAACTGGCGTTGCAATCCTTGATTACATGGCATCTGAAAAAACTCTCAAACGGCATAACACAGTTTGGAAATGTGAACAAGTTAAATTTAAAAACAGGATGGCAGATTATCACAATTATGTAGATGATAAAGCTCCAGATCCATTAACTGGAATTGTTTACACTAGAAAATTTAGAAATTCCAGTGTATTCCGTGAATGGTATTTAACTGAGATCAGACACAGTTACAACATGATCTATGCAAGGATTACGCAATTAGCACAATTTATTGGATATGATTACAGCCATTTAAATGGGCAGCTTAACTTTACAGAATTAGAGCAAGCCAGTATAGATTGGTATTTAGAAAAAAATGCCAGACCACCAGTTAACAGGATGTTCTTACCAACTAATTAGGAGGAGTAAACAATGAACAATCCAAAACTAAACGATGAGCAAATTGAAAACCTGACTCATTCTTTAAACTGTAATTTAAGAGATTACATAGAAATCAATACAGGTTTCACGCCAAGTAGAGAAGACATTATTAAATGCCTTGACTACGCATTACAAAATTTATAGAGGGTGTAACAACCCTCTTTTTTTTGCCTAATTACTTGTATTAATGTTGCATTTATGGCAATATATAGATATGGAATCAACTATTAAAACACCAGTACAATTAGCCATTGCTGAGTTCGGTGGTGTTCGAGCATTAGCTAGGGCAATACATCGTGACCCAGCATCAGTATCTAAATGGCAAAAGGGAGATGGTACTATACCAACATCTATTCAGCGTAAGCTGCTTGAGACAGCATGGGATAGAGGTATACAGTTATCTGCTCACGAACTTATTTTTGGAAGAGAATGAAGTGTTGGTGGTGCGACTCTGACCTTATATGGGGTGGCGATGTTGATATAGACGAATCATTGCCACAGTATGAAGAGTTTTCTGTAATGACTAATTTATCTTGCCCCAGATGCTTTTCTGAGGTGGAAGTATTAAAGAAACGAGATGCCTTCGATTAACGAGTTTCTTGACAACTGTTGCATTATGTGCAATACTTAATTACGAAGGTGTTATACCTTCAATTGTCCTTTACTAATTTCTATTAACAAAGACATGAAAGCAGGTCACTATTACGCATGGGCTGAAAAGTCATTTGCAATTCTCGAAAAGTTTCATACAAGAATGTTTGAACTTGGAGGAGAACAATCAAAACATTGGGATGATGATTTCAATTGTAGGCATCACGATCTCGAAAGAGCATTGGAAGATGACAACTACGATAAAACTGGTTTTTGGTCACAAGGTGTATTTATGCATCTTCAACAAACAGACAGTTCTATAAAAGCTTGTGATCCACACATCAAAAAATTGCAAGCTCAGATTAAGCATTTACAAAAGCAGGTTAAACAGACCAAAGCTAGAAAGGAAAGTCTTAAGCAATATAGGCTTGATTACATAAAAGACCATGACATGGACTACAAGACTATTGAGAACAGACTTTCTCAAGAGTTTCCTGAGTTTGTGGAGGGTGCATGACAGATACCCAGAAACTGGAAAGGTTGGCCTTCTTGGCTAACCTTCCTTATTGCGATCACACTTCGGACGATTGGGATGAAGAACTTAGACTCGAATGTGAATTACAAGACCACC